CCGCAGCAGTAGGGCGGATGGAGGGGAAGATCGAAGCCCTTACCAGCCAAGTCGCACAGCTCACCGCAACGGTTACCTCGCAGAGCGAAGAGATCGCCCGCCTGCGTACCAAGCTGGGAGGCATCAACTGATGGACAGATGCGCTATGGAATTCATTGCTCGCCGCTGGTGGCGCCGCGCAGAAATCTGGGTGATCGCCGCGTTGCTGCTCGCCGGCGGCCTGACCCTCGGTTACCAGGCTGGCGTGTGGTCAGCCAGTAGCGAACAGACCAAGCAGCTCGCCGAAGTGCGCCGCGCTTACGACGCAGCGCTGGGCAAGCGTGACGTTCGCCTCAACAGCCTGGCCGAGAAGACGCAGGATGCAGCGGTGAAAGTGCAGGAAGCCTCGAACTCAGCAGTCCAAGCAGCCGACACGGCAAGCAAGGCAGCGGAGAAGGTCAACGAAGCCGTCGAGCGGCAAACTCCATAGGTCGCGACACGTTTCGCGAGGGTGCAAATTGTGTCGCGACACGTAGGAATGTGGTTAGGCAGATCCGCGGCAGTCATGAATCACAGTACATCCGGTAGAGCTTTGTTAGTTCGCGCCTGTAAGCCTTTTCGTTGTACCTACGATGCAGCTTGTTGATTACCGATAGGACATCGGCGGCGACCATTACCGGATCGCGGTCGGATCTTCCCGCCCATTCACGGGCTGCTTGCACTACTTGATGTGCATCGACTTCACCGGCCATCTGCCGCGTCCTACTGCATGAATAGACAGACACCATAGACCAAGTAGAGCGTGAGGACGACGGGCCGCTCGAGTTGATCGAGACGCATGAGGCTACTTTGGCGAACGCATCCCCTTGGCACCATCTGTACAAGACGAAGCGCTGGTATCGATTGCGCTGGCATCAGTTGCAGGCAGAGCCAACCTGTCGCATGTGCCGGGCAATGGACGTTGTCGAGGCGGCCAACACCGTCGACCACGTCAAGCCTCACAAGGGCGACGAGAATCTGTTCTTTGACGCGTCGAATCTCCAGAGCCTGTGCAAGCCCTGTCACGACAGCGCCAAGCAGAGGCAGGAGAAGACCGGCATCCTGCCAGGGCACGACGTGGCAGGCATCCCAGTCGATCCGAATCATCACTGGAACCGCGATTGAGCGAATCCATGACGGGATCGGATGAAGCACGTCAGTGCCCCTAGGGGGAGGTCAAAATATGAGGTTTTTCGCCACATAGGACCGCCCTCGACCCTCTTCTTCATCTCTAACCCGGAAAACGCCGCCAAAACACAACGCGGCACGATTGAGAAAACCTATGACAGCCAAGCGCACCCGCTCCGATAGCGCGACATCGGCGGTTGCTGCTATGCAGGCCGCAGCCGCCGGGCCGCTGAAGCCACCCAGTTTCGTCAACATCCGCAAGGCCGACAAGCCGTTTTGGGATTCCATTGTGCGCGCACGCACGCGAGAGAGCTGGACCGATTCCGACCTGGTCCTAGCCGGCAACCTTGCCAGATGTCTGTCTGACATCGAGCGCCTGCAGAAAGAGATCGACATCGAAGGTGATGTTCTGACCAATGATCGCGGTACTCAGGTGATCAATCCCAAGCACAACCTTCTGGAGACTTTGAGCCGTCGCGCTGTCGCATTGAGCCGGACACTGCAAGTTCATGCCCAAGCGACCCAAGGCGAATCGCGCGACCAAGGCAAGAAAGCGACCAAGCAACGAGCAGCAGAGAAGGTGCTGGCCAATCAGGACGACGACGATCTGATCCCGAGAGCGATGCACTGATGGCCGCCCGGCGCAGAACGCGCGGTGAAAAAGTCATCGCGTTCATCGAGAAATACTGTCGTGTCCCGGAAGGCAAGCACGTTGGGCAGCCGCTGGTGCTGGATGACTTCCAAAAGGATTTCATTCTGGCCATCTACGACAACCCGGCCGGCACCAGCACGGCGTATTTGAGCATTGCCCGAAAGAACGGAAAGACCGGCCTGATCGCCGGGATTCTTTTGGCCCATTTGGTTGGCCCCGAGGCAGTGCTCAATACGCAGATCGTCTCCGGCGCAATGAGTCGAGATCAAGCTGGGGTCGTGTTCAAGCTTGCCGTGAAGATGATCCAGTTGAATCCGGATCTGAAAGAAATCATCCACATCGTCCCGAGCAGCAAGCAATTGATCGGGCTTCCGCTCAATGTCGAGTTCCGTGCGCTTGCGGCGGAGGGCAAGACAGCGCACGGGCTGTCGCCAGTGCTGGCGATCCTTGATGAGGTAGGCCAGGTTCGAGGTCCTCAGAGCGATTTCATCGACGCGATAACAACCGCTCAAGGTGCTCACGATTCGCCACTGCTGATCGCAATCAGTACGCAGGCCGCGCAAGACAGTGACCTGTTCAGTATCTGGCTCGACGACGCCGAGCGCTCACAAGACCCGCACATTGTCAGTCACGTTTATCAGGCGCCGAAGGACTGCAAGCTCACCGACAGGGAAGCGTGGCGCGCGGCCAACCCGGCATTGGGGACGTTCCGCTCCCTGGAAGATTTGCAGAAACAGGCCGACAGGGCGAACCGTATGCCGGCGTCCGAGAACACTTTCCGCAACCTCTGCCTGAATCAGCGAGTGTCGACGGTTTCGGTTTTCGTTTCCAAAGGGGTGTGGGAGTCATGCGGAGGCGACCCGGACTCGCCGGACGGCCTTGATCTCTACGGTGGCTTGGACCTGTCGTTCAGGACCGACCTTACCGCGCTTGTCCTGATCGGGAAGCGCGACGGGGATTGGTGTGCGTGGCCGTTTTTCTGGACCCCGGAAGTTGGTTTGGCGGATCGCGCGAAACGCGACCGGGCGGCGTACGAGGTCGGGGCTCGCGAGGGATTGCTGATCACCACGCCGGGCGCCACTGTCGATTACGCGTTTGTTGCTGCAGACATCGCGCGAATCCTTGGTGAGCTCGGCGGCGACCTGGTGTCGCTCGCTTTCGACCGGTACCGCATTGACCTTTTCAAACGGGACGCTGAGGCGCAGGGAGTGTCGTTGCCGCTGGTCGAGTACGGCCAAGGCTTCAAGGATATGGCCCCGGCAATTGACGCGCTCGAGTCCGAGCTGCTGAACGGCCGGGTCCGCCACGGCATGCACCCAGTGCTGACTATGTGCGCGGCCAACGCGGTGATTCAGAAAGATCCGGCCGGTGGCCGCAAGTTCGCAAAGGACAAAGCTACCGGTCGCATCGACGGAATGTCAGCGCTCGCGATGGCGTTCGGCGCCACCCTGGGCGCTCCCCAAGAGAGCAAGGGCAGCATCGACGATTACCTCCAAAACGGATTTTCCGGACTTCTATAGGTTCAATATGGCGTCTCGCTGGTACAACCCAATGAGCTGGAGTTTCTTTGGCTTCAACGATCCCAAGACGGGCGAATATGTTGAGGTTCAGACAGACATCGGCGGACAGACGCGCTCCGGCGCCGTCATTACCCCCAAGAAAGCCATGGCAATTCCCATTGTCTGGTCCTGCATCAAGATCCTCAGTGAGACGGTTTCAGGGTTGCCATTGAAGTTGTTCGAGGATCAGCCTGCCGGGCGGATTCTCGTGAAGGACAACAAGCGAGCGTTACGGATTTTGGCCAAGCCAAACCCGTACATGACGATGTTGAACTTCATCAAAGCAGCCGTAGTGAACATGGCCTTGCGTGGCAACGGGTACGCCCTTATCGAGCGAGCGGACAACGGGGAATTCATCGGCCTGGTGCCGGTCGGTGCCGATGCGGTCGAAATCGATACCGAGGACGATCTCCTGTACTGGGTGACCCTCAACGGGAAGCGCTTCCCCGTCTCGCCCGAGAACATGCTGCATTTCAAGTTGTTCAGCGCTGACGGCATCTGCGGGCTTTCACCGGTTGAATTTCACAAGGAAGCCATGGGCCTGGCCAAGGCGGCGCAGGACTGGTCGGCTCGCTTCATGCGCAAGGGCGGCTTCACCGGCGGCTACGTCATTTACGAAAACTTCCTCACGTCCGAGCAGCGCGACCAGGTGCTGAACAAGTTTCCGAAGATCCGCGACGGAGACGTCGAGGACATCGGGAAGATGGGGCTGCTCGAAGGCGGGCCGACCATCGTCCCTGCTGGTATGACCCAGAAGGACAGTCAGTTCATCGAGTCCCAGCAGTTCCAGGAAGAAGCGCTCGCCGGCATCTGGGGCGTTCCGCTGTACCTGGCCAACCGCGCTGGGAAGACCTCAATCATGGGTTCGAATCTCGAGCAACAAACCAGCGGATTCATCACGTTCGGCTTGAGCCCCTACATCAAGGCTATCGAAGACGAGGTCAACGACAAGCTATTTGCAGGAACTGCCTTGTTCGTCGAGTTCGTCGTCGAGGGGCTGCTGCGCGCGGATAGCGCCGGCCGGGCCACTTATTACAAAGGCGCCCTTGGCGGATCCGGCGGCTCTGGTTGGATGACCATCAACGAGGTTCGCCGCAAAGAAAACCTTCCTCCGCTGGCTGGCGAAGAATACGACCGGGTCACCCGGTGGGAGATGCAGACCAATGTCAAAGCTTGAAGTCCCGTTTGAACTCAAGGCGGTTGACGACGCCGGAAACTTCGAAGGCTACGCCGCCGTGTTCAACAACGTCGACCTCGGCGACGACGTCATTCTGCCTGGCGCCTTCACCCGGGTTAAAACCACCCGCGGCGGCAAGCTGAAGCTCGCTCTCTACCACGACCTTACTCGACTTGCCGGTTCCGCTGATTACACGCAGGACGATCACGGGCTGCTGTTAAAGGGGCGCGTGAACTTGGCGGTGAGCTACGCCCGAGACGCTTATGAACTGATGAAGGCCGAGATCCTCGACAGCATGTCGATCGGCTTCAACACCATCAAAGCGGATTTCGAAGAGCGAGCCGGCCGCCGCGTCCGAATCATCAAGGAGGCCGAGCTTTGGGAGGCGTCCTTCGTTCCGTTCGGCATGAATCCGGCGGCTCAGGTCCTGACCGTTAAATCTGACATTCGACTTTTCGAGAACGCCCTGCGCGAACGCATGGGGCTTTCTCAGAAAGAGGCGGCAGCAGTCGCCTCACTCGGCTATCCCGCGCTACGCCGTGACGGCGGCAGCGAGGCCACGGCGATCGTGGAAGAGCTGAAAACACTCTCCAGCACTTTTGACCAATTTTTTAAGGTGTCGCCATGACCGATCCAATCCAAGAAGTAAAAGCCACGCTCGAAACCCAACTGAAGGAAGGTTTCAGTGGCCTGCAAAAGAAGTACGACGCGGTTGCAGACGAAATGCAGAAAGGCAACACCGTCACCACCGAGATGAAGTCTCAGATCGAAAAGCAGAAGGGCGAGATCGAGCGCGTCATCGAACAGGTCCAGAAGCTGGAAGAGAAGGGCATCAAGCTGCGCAGCCAGCCAGGCGAGGCCAAGAGCTTCATCGACCTGGTCAAAAACGACGATGCCTATAAATCGTTGCAGGCGAAGAGCGTTTCCCTGGCCGATATCGAAGTGACCAAGTCCGACATGGCCAGCATGAAGGAAATGAAGGTCACCAGCGCCGGCATCGTTGCGCCGAACTATGACCCGGTCATTCAGCCTGGTATCCGCCAGGAGCTGCGCATCCGCGATCTGTTGACCACCGTTCCGGTGTCCGGCCAGAACTACACCTACTTCAAAGAAAACCTGCACACCCGCGGCGCCGCACCAGTGGCGGAAGGTGGCCTGAAGCCAACCAGCAATGTGACCTTCACGACCCAGACCGACCGGGTCAAAAAGATCGCCGTCTGGATGCCCGTGACCGATGAGGCGCTGGACGATGTTCCCCAGCTGATGGCCTACCTGCAGGAGCTTCTGCGCTACGACCTCAAGCTCGAGGAAGAGCGTCAGATCCTGAAGGGCGACGGCACCGGTGAGAACCTGAACGGCCTGATGACCCAGGCCACCGTGTACAACGCGGAGCTGACCAAAGCTGGCGATACCGCCATCGATCTGGTACGCCGCGCGATCTACCAGGTTCGCAAGCAATCGATGCTGTCCGCAGACGGCATTGTGATGACCGAGCTCGATTGGATGAACATTGAGCTGCAGAAGGATGGCGAGAACCGCTACCTGTTCGCAAACCTGCAGGGTCTGGTCACACCGGTTCTCTGGGGGCGCCCGGTAGTTACCTCTGACAGTGTCGATGAGGGTGATGCCGACACTGGTGGCGAGTTCCTGGTGGCGAACTTCGCTCGCTCGTCGGTGCTGTTCGATCGCATGTCGTTCCTGTTCAAGATGGGCCTGATCAACGATCAGTTCATCAAGAACGAACGCGCGCTTCTGGTTGAAGAACGCCTCGGCCTGGGCGTGCGCCGTCGTGAAGGTTTGGTCAAAGGCCGCTTCACCGTCGCGGCCTAAACCCCGCAGCGTTCGATGGCCGGCCTTTGCCGGCCTTTTCGTTTCAGGAGGCAACATGAAAATCAAAGCATTGTGGGGATTCGCCGGTAACGCGACGTTGCTGGGTGCCGACTCGAGTTCGGTGAGGGCTGGCCAGGTGTTCGACGAAGTCGATGATGAATACGGCCATACCCTGATTGGCAAAGGGCTGGCGGAGGAAGTCGACGGTGATGGTAAAACCAAGACTTCCGCGCCCAAGAAATCGAAGGCAACGGCTCCGAAAGAGAACAAGTAAATGATCGATCTGGCACGCTTGAAGCTCCACTTGCGAATAGACGGCGACGACGAGGATTCGCTCATCACCGGTTACCTCGAGGCCGCAAAGGCGCACGTGGCGATTCACTGTGATCGCGAGCTCGTCGAATCGGCGCCGACCGGGCCTGAGCAAATGGCTTTCACCCCGGACGTCGAGCAGGCGGTACTGCTGCTCGTTGGTCACTGGTACGCCAACCGCGAGGCGGTGGTGATCGGCACTATCTCATCGGCTGTTCCGCTGGCCGTTGACCGACTTCTCTGGCCAAGGAAGCGTTTTTGATGAGAGCAGGCCCAATGCGTCACCGGTGCACCATGCTCAAGCCAGTGCTGACCAAAAACAAATCCGGCGGATTCGATACCAGTTGGGTTGAGGTCGGCAAGCTCTGGTGTGAGATCACCATGCCGACTGGGCGCATTGCGCCGGTGGCTGAGCAGCTGAAGGTCGTTGTTACCGCCGAGATCCGCGTCCGGCCAAGGGCCGATGCCGTCGCAGGAAATCGCATCGTGCACACGGCGAAAGGAATCACCACCACCTACCTGATCGGCGCCGCGCTGATCGACAACGATCACAGCATGCTCAGGCTGCTCTGCTCAAACGTCCCCAACCCTTGAGGGTGAATTTATGAAAGTCATTGCACTGGGTGCCTTGTCGGGCGCCACTGGCGATCGGGAAAAAGGCGAAGAGTTCGTGGTCGACGCCAAGCTTGGCGCCGACCTCGTTCAGCGCGGGCTGGTGAAGCCAGTGGCCGAAGCTGCTCCGGCAGATAAACCGGCCAAGGCCAAGGAGTAAACCATGGCCGCCCGACGGTCGCGCATGTCCGGCGATTTCAAGTTGCGCAAAACTTTGCGCAACATCCACGCCACGATGGATAACGAGTTGGTCGGCGTGATGCGTGGAGGTGCCGACCAGATCCTGGCTACGATGAGGCAACTCATCCCGAAGGACACCGGCGCCGCTGCCTCTGCGTTGAGGGTGTTCGTCTCCAAGAGCGGCCTGAACGCCGAGATCGGCATCCGGGGCAAGCGTGACACGCAGCGCTTCTTCTACCTGCGCTTCTTGGAGTACGGGACGAAGGGGTACAGCGGCACGCTATACCGTCGAGCAGACAGTAACGCCGTGGGCGGTGAGCACACCAACAACCGCGACAAGTCCAAGCTGTCCGGCCGACGCAACGCATTGCGCGCCCGCGACACGAAGAACAAGTCCGACGGCTCCACTTTCTACGGCAAGTATCCGGACATTCCAGCCCGGCCGGCACACCCATGGTTGCGACCCGCCAAGGACGTGAACCGCGAATTCGTGTTGGCCAACATACGCGCCGCGGTATCCAGGACGCTGCGCAAAGCCAGCATGGGAGCGGGCAATGAGTGATCCGTCTGTTGCTCTGCAGGAAGCGGTATTCGCCAGGCTTGAAGCTGAAGTTTCGTGCCCGGTCTACGACGGTGCGCCGATGGACACCGACATGCCGTATGTCTCGATCGACCGCGAGATCTCGACCAACACCTCTCCGATCGCCGGCCGCAAGCGCGAGCAACGTCTGATCTACCTCTCGGTCTGGTCGGACGCGCACGGCCAAGCCGAAGTCAAACGGATCATCGGCGAGGTCGTTTCAGCACTGGACGAGCGCCGCCTGCCTCTGGCGGTTGGCCGGGCAGTATCGGTCAGGGTTGAGCAAGCAGATGCGCAGCGTGACGCCGACGGCGTTACGTACCAGGGGTCGATCACGGTCCGCGTCATCACCACCCATTAAACCCAACACCGGCCGCACCGCGGCTTTATCCAATGTGCCTTTGGAGGATTACCCATGGCCGATGACAACCTCAACACAGCCGCCGGCTGCCGATTCTCGCTGGGCACCAAGTCCGGCGCCACGACCGAAACGGATTACAAAGCTGACACCTACGTCGAAGTGGGCGAGATCGAAGACCTCGGCGAGT